CTAATGCTTCTTTAAATTTCTCTGCTTCTACTGTAAACTTCAAATCAATCCCTCTCGCAACTCAGAAGCACCCGACCAAGTAACTTTACCGTTACCAACGGATAATGTTTCCCAATTAGTTCCGACTAAGGCGGTATTAGTTTTACTACTCATTAAAGTAGCCTTGTAAACAACATCACCCTTCTTCTGTGTGCGCTTAGTATTAACGATTTGATGTAGATAGTCTCCCCAATTATGCCAATTAGGTTTAGTTCCGATAACTTCACCAGTTCCTCCATAGTCAGCCTTTGAGTGGGTGATATAGATTTGGTCGCAGTTAAGATTCTTACACATCATTAGTAAAGAATAGAACGGTGCATTTCTCTTACCCCATTCAAACTTCATCTTTTGTGGCTTACCAATCTTAGATGAGCCAGTAACATGCAGTGTGCAACAATCTAGCCACTTATCTATTCCATCAAATACGAATAAAACATCTTCGCCTTTTTCAATTTTTGATTTAACGAATAGAACAAAGTCTTCGGAATTAGCCTCGGACTTTTGAACATCTAATTCACCGTTTTCGTTTCTTACTTCTGGATTCCATAGAGCAATTCTATCTGAACATTCATGGTTCTGTCTCCATGTGGGTTCGCATCCGTCATCCCAATCTAAAACATAGATTTGTTTGTTAGGAAAGTCTAATGCTAATCCGCTTTTAACAGTCTTTGGTTCTCCCCAAATACCGCATATCAATCGGTTGTTTCGCTTAAGACGAATACTTGTCTGTGTTTCCAATTTGTCGGCAAAGGCTATAACTCTTGCGTTATTAACCATTTCCCCCGCTACTGCTGTTGTATTATTTTTATTATTATCTGTTAGTCCCATTTTACTCACCACTCATTTATTAAATCCTCTTCGGTTATAGTTGCTTCTTTGCCCCTAATGTCTGTCCATGTTTGAACAAGAGTTTTTAGTTCAGTTAGGCTATTACATACAAATCGTGCTTCTTTGCTACCGATATGTAGTTTAGCCCAATAGGTTGCTTCCACCTTGTCGTTCTCTTTCCAAGTTATAAAATCAACATTGTATAAGTCAATAATATAACTGTTTCCTTTTAGTAAATATCTATTATTTTTAAGTTCTTCCATTTGTGTTCCCCCCTTAGAGGATAGGCATTGCACCTATATGACCGTCATTAACGCCAACGATTACACAGTATTTGATTACTCAATCAAAACCAGTCAAAGTCCTCTTCAACAGGTCTTGCACTTTCTACTGCCGAACCATGACGAGTAGTGCATAGAATACCAGCAACATTGATAGTTGTTGGCTCAACACCCTCATCAGTAGTTCTTTGAGAAGTTCTACCCACTACAATAACAGTTGAACCGATACCAAAGTCAAGAGTCAAATGACTAGGAATCCAACAAGTTGTCATTCCAGAATCATTCTCATAGTCCAATTCAGCATTAAGGTCAGTAAGGTTAATGATACGATTACCGTTCTTAGTTGGTGTCATATTCATATTACAAACGGTTCCATCAGTAATAACAAAGCGTTCCTTAGAAGGAAGTGCTTGTCGTTGAATATGCGCTCTATCCATATCCACCAAAGGAATAAGGTTACTGTTAAAGTTATCCTTTAGGCACTGTTCATAGTCAAATCCTGATACATCACGATAGAGGTCATTGTCTGGATTCATCTCACTGTTTAGTGAAAGACTTTCTAGTGTTAGTGTCTTAGCACCATAAATGTCAGTTCCATTAGAACCTAGAACACACAGGAAATGCACCCATTCAAAAGTATTAGGTGCAAAGTCTATTCCACCTTGATTCTTATATGAGAAGTAATAAGGTTGCATTTCGCCAGTTCCTAAAGAACCAAAGAAAATACCGCTTCTTCGCATTTGTTCAGCAGGAAGAGGCTTACCGTAGTTATCATTCTTTCCACCGTTCATATAAGTTTCAGTGCTATCTAAAGGAATGAAGAAACGACCATCTTCTGTTTCTTCTGCACCAGCAGGTAGAGTAGTTACTATCTTCTCTTCATACTTATCCTTATGAGTTCTAGAAACCACCCACTTACCTAAAGCATTTTGAGTTGCTACTGCAACAATACCATTCTCTAATGCTTTATCAGCATCTCGCATAAACTCTTCTTTTGCTTGCATTCTGTTCCATGCCATCATGTCTCTCGGTGCTTCTAGAGATACAAAGAATCCACAAGCCGCCTTGTAAAAGGAATCGTTACCTGTTTCTGCTGTCTTACCAGTTTCCTGAGTTCTTCGCACATTAGCAACAAAGTTACGCCAAAGACCTTTAGCAATTGGGTTTGTTGTTTCAATACTGTTTTCTGAGCAAATCTCTTCAAACTTGCTCGTCGCTTCTTCGGCTGTCATACTAATGTATTGAGCCGCACTTTCTATTTCAATTTTCATGTTTTCTTCCATTTTGTTCACTTCCATATTTTTATGTTCAATTCTATAACAGTTGTCCTATTAGCCATGAGGCTAATACTTTAGGGGTCATAGTGGTTGAACGCCATTCGCTTTCTCCTAAAGTTCTAAGGAATTTAAATTTAATATTGCTGTCTAAGTCTTTATCACTGATAGTTGCATCATGCAAACCTATGCAGATTTCCCGCATAGAAAGGCCGTCGTGCAACATAGTGTGTATAAGGTTCAAAGAGTTTCCATTTTTATTTGTTATTTGTATTAGTAATTTCTTATAGTCATCTAAGTTGATTTCTATTTGTTTCTTGAGAGTGGTATTACTTGCTTTAGCCGCTTGTAGTTCCGTTATCGCCCTCCGCATATCACCGTTCATAGCATATATAAAGGATTGCAATTCATCTTGGGCGAATCGGTTTATACCTTCTGCTTGGAGGATTTTGGTTAATACTTCCATTACTGCCACATTAGATAGTGGCCTGAAATGATAGTTGGCGCATCTACTTTGTAGAGCAAAGATAATCTTATTCCTATCATTACAAGTAATGATGAAACGAATATTACTAGAGTATCTTTCCATGATACGCTTTAGTGCATTTTGAGCATCAGTAGTCATACCATCCATTTCATCTAATAACATCATTCTAAATGGGGCATCACCTATTGTTCCGCTTTGGGCTATGTTTTTAATCATAGTCCTTACAGTTTCTAATCGCCTATCATCAGAAGCATTTACTTCTACATAGTTGTCTTTGAAACTATCACCTAGTATTTCTCTAGCAAGAACGATACCAGCAGTTGTTTTCCCATTTCCCGGATTTCCATAGATAAGAACATTAGGCATATTACCTTCTTCTATCCATGAAGAAGCATCAATAGAAAAATGTTCTTGTCCTATAACATCAGTTAATTTACTCGGCCTGTATTTCTCTGTCCATAACATCTTTCTTCACCTCTTTAATTTTCCACAGCACTTGTTTAGTTTCAGGACAAAATCCTTGTTTTGTTGCTAGGCTTCTCATAAGATTACCTAATTGATTCATACTAACAGTGTCGTGTCTTCTACTCCTATAAATTCTTTGCCTATCAATAGGCCCAGTAGAAGATTGTAAATTATTCAATCTTTCTTGGATGTCACCAGTAGTTAAAATGCTACCGTCTAATAAAATTATTTTGATTCTTTCTTTATTCCTTTTATTGCTCATATATATTCCTCCAATGTTGTTTGTGTTACTGTAATAGGGTCAGTCTTTTTCTTACGGCCCTTTTTCTTTTCGCCAATTTTAAGGAGTCGGCATTCTCGGTTATTTAATTTCGTCTTAGCCCATGTCATAAACTCATCATCTTTGAATAACTGATTCAGGAGTTTAGGGTTCTTTACCTTTAGCCTCCTTGATAGGCTAGGTATTTGAGAATACGCTCGTCTTTTAGGCATATTAACCTGCCCGAAAGAATTACCAGTATGGGAATACGCTAACATCTCATAGAAGTATTTCTGCGACCAACGCCGCTTTACTACCCCATCTACAAATATCAATCTATTGGGGTGCATGTTTTCGCATAGCCATGATAGCACCTGTGTATCTGCTGGCTTGTTAAACAATAACAATTGAGCCATCAAGTCTCTATCCTTTTCTTTTAAGAACTCCGCCACTAATGAATAGGTGTCTCTCTCAAATGAATGAGGTGGTTCACTGTTGGGTGCTTCCGCTTTCAGGAGTTCTGCTAAGTGATTCTTAGAACCTGCCTTTTTAATTTGGCACATAGCCACTATTTCTTTAGGAACACTTTTCTTATTGTTTGAAGTTAATACTACTTGACCCCTATAATTCCTTATTATGTTTAGAATAGCCGACTTGTCTGCCTTATAATGCAGGTCTTCTATAATAATACCATTAATGATAGGGAATGAACCCATATCAAAATCAATATCATTAGCATATAGAACCATAGGATTCTCCCCAACAAGAGTTAAAGCCTTACTAGACTTACCAGTGCCAGTTTTACCTATTACTAGTAATGTCCTATCTCTATTCATACTTGTTAATCCCATTAAATAAGCCCCTTTAGTTCTAATATCCTATCAAAACCATTGGCCGTTCTATGTTCTCCCTCAGAGATTAACCCTACTAGTTCTCTAAGGATAGACCATTCATCTTTTGAATCAGGTAAGCCTTCGGGAACAAGTGAACATATTTTATATAGATTCTTGATGCCACCTATTTTTAGGATAGGCTTAGGTCTTGACTTGTGTTCTTCTTTGTGAAACTTAGCAGTTACACTATGTTGTAATAGGCTTCTTTTAATAGCCAGTAGAAACGGTTCTTCTGCCCGTATGTTTAGTTTTAATCTTACTCTATAACCCATGTAAGCACTACTACTTCTTTCAAGTAGAAAGTCCATTTTAGCCTGACTAAGAAGAATACCGATTAGCATATCTTTACTAAACATATAATCAGTCCTTCATGTATTTCTCATGGCTAGGCCAAAAGCCTTTAGGTGAAGTATTAGTTTCCATCCAATAGAAGTGAGCCGCAGTTAAGCGACTATCTTCTCTAGCAACAGCGTTGTTATGGGCTGAACTGACTAAATTAGATAGTGCAGTTTCCACCCATTCAGCGATAAAATACTTTGCTGAATTAGAAATCTGTAAATCCGTGTTCTCTTTAATCAGCGCAGTTATGTTTATCTTAGTAGAAGCCTTATGCTTTACCTGTTCAGGTTTCTCCGGTATAATCATTTGACCGTCTTCTATGTAAGGACAATACTTCTGCTGTATTAATTTAGGTCGGCCCTGTTCATGTAGTATGTTCTTTAAATGAGCAACACCTTCGTAAACTTTAATACAGCGATAGGTTACTGATTCTATAATAGTCATCTCTCCTTGTTCAATCATTCTAATCTCTCCACATCTTCTAAGGTATTAATATCCGCAACAAACTTATCGTCACGAATACGGACACATCTAGGGAACCTTAATCCTAAATTACCTTTATCATCTCTTGATACTAAATCAGCCGTTACTTCTAATACAACTACTGGTGAAACAAAGAAAGTATCTTTGTCATACTTCTCTATGTTTCTTCTCAAGGTATTAGTTAAGGTCACTAGGTCGTCATCCGAGAACCCTGTTCCCACTGAACCGACCGAATGATAACCATTATTAGCCTTCACTGCTACCTCATAACTACCGAAGACATTAGACCGTTTGCCCTTTCCATACTTTGCAGTAATGATAACAACATCTAATTCTATCTGTGGTGGTTTATACTTAGCCCAGAAAACGCTTCTTTTCCCTGCTTGATATGCAACATCAGCATTTTTAACGATGATTCCTTCAAAGCCATCATTGATTGCTCTATGATAAAAGGCTAAAACATCTCCATCATCCATCCGATGTGCTTGATTTGGCAAGTTTTTCATCTTGTCTAGTCGTTCACTGAAAGGTAATTCCATGATAGTTTCACCATCTAGTTTCAAACAGTCAAAAATAACCCAAGTTACCTTGACCCGTTCCATTGCCTCTTGAATATTCTTTGAATGCACCCTTGTTCCCATTGTCTTATGTGGGGCAGGTGCGCCATTTTCTGTTATGGGGTAGATTTCACCATCAAGAATAGCGTCTTTTACATCATACGCTGATACCCATTCCACTACTTCGGGGAATTGATAGGTTACTATCTTACCTTTACGATTAAAGATGATTACATTTGCTTGGTTATCCTTCTTCTCAACATGAATCTGGTATCTATTACCGTCATACTTATAATCAACAATCTTATTAGTAGGCCACTTATCCATAGGAATATCTTTGGCTAGCATAGGTGCTATGAATCCCCCATGACTTAATTTATTAGGAGGGTTTTCACCCATCTCATAGTATGTTGAAGTAACAAAGATAGAATTAAAATTCAAATCCTTCTTAACATCAGCCGCTTTCTTCTTATAGTATTTAGCCATCACTTTAGTTACAGTGCCACTGTTAATCCCGTTACGGGGAGTTCTCAATAGATAGCGAATAAACCACTTTCTTTCATTAGCCGACATATTCAACATGGCTAATTCCATTACATTAAATGATTCGGAGTCTATCTTACTACAACTTAATTGTAACAAGCGATGGACACCGGCAACGCTAATTTTCGCTTGGGTTTCAGCCGATGAATCTAAATAATAGATTGCCTCTCCTAAATCATTATGAGCATTATATAGCCCGTCTATTTCATCCTCAAATACCTTGAAGATTTTAGCCATCCATTTCTTAGCCTTCGCTAATCCTAAATCATTAGCATCTAATTCATCTTTATCTAGAATACTTAGTAGGATAGGTTTATTATCAAACCCTTCTAAGTCTCTAGTAATCCTCGTTACCTGTTGAGTTGTAATCAATTGGTCTGTCGCTTCTAGCATCCTGCTCATATTCGCCCATGTCATCTATAATCATCTCCTTATTTTTATGTATTTCTATTACTAATTGTTTTAGAAGGCTACTAATTCTACCTTCATGTTTATTGGAGTATTCCCACATGGCACTAGCCAAGTAGTTCCAATCATTCTTCTTCATTTACATCCCCCTCAACGGGTTCATTTAGTTTTTGAAGAAGCCGTAAAAAATTAGCCATCATATTTTGGATAACTTCTACTTCTTCGTGCTGTCCTCTTTCCATGAAACGGTGCATCATATGAATACAAGATGCTTGAGTCATAGCAGGTGCTATCTTAGCCAATGAATTGTTATTGTAAATTTCCCAATAACAAACAAAGGAGGCTCTCGCTAAATAATTACCATTAACTACATCACTATAGCCGGCATTGAAGTGTTCTAGAGCATGTTCTTTTAGACGCTTCTTATTCTCTTTAGACCACTGTTCAAACTTAGCATTGTTTGTTGATATTAAATATAGTTTATTGCTCATTCTTCTTCCTCCTGCATTTTTTCATATTCCGTAGAATACTTTGAATTGGGGTTATTCCTGCCTCTAAAGAAATTAATATCTCTTTTTGTAAACATATAAGACAGAAGAGTTCTACTATTCCAATTATCTTCTCTTACTATTCCATGCTCAATAACCGTTTTCATTTCGTCATCTAAGTTAGGGTTATCTTCTAAATATCTTTTTAGAATATACTTCCACTTTTTAAGTGCTTCAGCATCTTCCTTTTCAAGAGAAATCCTTGCTTCTTCATCTAATTGTTCTTTCACTTGCGCCCATTGATGAAACACTTCATTGTGTTCTTCATTCAGCCATTCACATAATTCATTATATTCATTCATTATTCATCACCTTTCTTTTCTTCTTTCATAAAATTAATCATGGCTTTGTAAAATCTGCCACCAAATTTTTCTATATGGTCTGGTTGGATTCTTGAACCTCTTCCCCCTTTAGGTGCAACTTTCATTTGCTGTTCTATATATTCTGCAAACAAATCCATAATGTCGCTTGCTACTACAATATACTTACTTACTGCACCATTACCATATGACCTTTCACTATTCGCACTTCTTAGGCTTTTCTTTGCTTGCACTTCGCTCACCCTTTTAGGGGGTATCTCTTGTATAATTTCTTTATCCATCTATCTCTCTCCTTAATATATCTAATAATAACTTTGCTTCTTCCATATTCAAACGAATACCTTTGTTGGTTGGCTTATCACTTCTAAACCAACGAATATCCAAGACTTCAATATTCCAATACTTACCTCTTTTAACTTTACAGTCCATAACAGCATCACGGACTATTGTTCCTACTACTTCTAATTCATCACTCATCAGTTTCACCATCCCATCCTTCGCAACCACAATGAGTTGAACAGTTCTTACAGACTGAACAATTATGGTCGGCTAAACAAAAGTTACATTCACTCATTGAACCACCCCTGCTTAAACTTATCTAGTTCCTGCCTTGAAGTATAATACTTAGGGGTATCTAATTCATCAAGACGATTAACTATCCAACAAGCCCCACCTAAAGATGATACTTGAACCACTTCATATGAACCGCTGTTGATTTCTAATACTTCAATGGTATTTACTTCTGGTGTTAATCCATACTTCTTTGTAATCTCTCTTGCTACATCATGTATGTTTTCAACAACATACTTAATGATATGCGCTCTTTGAATCGGTATCTTAGGGGCAACCTCAATTGCTAATTCCCCAGTCATTTTACAAACTTTACATTTGTTTCCTTCACAAATAGGGCATTTTACTCTAGCCTTATG